GCCTGATACTCGTCCCCATACATCCGGTCGAGCACGGCCCCGCCGATGAAGGGGATGCCGATGAGCGGCCCGGCCATCGGGTGGTTCTTCACGAGCCATTCGTTCGCCTTGGCGTGATCGCTGACTTTCTTGATCTGCTCGCCGACGAACGTCGCGACCTCCGCGACGCCTTTGAGCGCCGTTCCCCAGCCGAGGATGGCTTCCTTGATGTCGTCCTTGTGCTCGGAAATTTCCTGCACAAGAGCGCGAAACGCATCCGTCACCTCGGGCATGAGCTCTTTCGAGACGGGCAGGAGCGCTGCGCCGATCGCGCCCTTGAGCTGCCCGAGCTCCATCTCCATCTGCTTCCATTCAAGCCACGTCTGATGGCTTTCCTCTGGATTCAGCAGGCCCGTCGTTTTGACGTTCGCCGAGATCTGCATGAGGTCTTGGTACTGCTCGAGAAGCGGAACGAGCGCCGCGCCACGCGCACCGAGGACTTCGGCAGTGTAGGCTTCTTCCTGCCCCATGTCAACGGCGTATTGGTAGCCCTTCGCGAGCTCGGCTAACTGCTCGTTGAGCGGCAGGAGATTGCCCTGCTGGTCTTGGATGGTAACGCCGAAGCGGGCGAGCGCTTCCGTCGTTTCGTTGCCCGATGTTCCAGCCGACTCGATTTGCTTGTCGAGCTTCGCGATGAGCGGGATGACCGTCATCACGTCCATGCCAGCCAGCTGGAACGTGCGGTTGAGTTGCGCTGCTTCGCCTGCCGAGGCATGGAGACGTTTCGAGAGGCGATAGATATTTTCGCCCGCCTCCATCGCGCCCTTTGTCAGCGTGAAAAGGCCCGCGCCGGTCGAAACGGCTGCCATGACGGCAGCAGTCTTGGCGTTGAGCAGGGAGAAGCCGTTCGAGAGCTTCGTCAGACCTGTATGCGCCTGCGCAATGCCGCGCTGCATCCTTGCACCAAACGTCCCCGCTTGCTGGCCTGCCGCCGCCATCTGCTGGCCGAGCGTGCCGTAGGCCTTGCCGAGCCGCCGCAGTTCCGCTTCCGTCTGCGCGACGATCCGCTGCTGCTTCAGAAGATTCGTCTCGGCACGGCTGGCCGCGCCGCTGTCCATGCCGCTCGTCTTCTGTGCATCCTTGAGGACAGCCGCGAGGATTTCTTCTTTCTGCCGCTGGATGTCGAGCTGCCGGTTGATCGCCTTGTACTTGACCTCGACCTTGTCGAGCTCCGTGCCTGCCTCGTCGAGCTTCGTGAGGTCGATGTCCATGCGGAGCTTCAGCTGGGTTTCCTTGCTGTTCAGCCGCGCCATCGCCTGCGAGACGGTTTTGCCCGCCGTGTCGAAGTCGAGTTGCAGCTGGGCGATGTCGAGCCCGAGGCTCAAGTAAAGCTCGTCAATTTTCTGTCCGCGTTTCGCCATGTCACATCACATCGTCGATAAATTTTGCGTGGCCTTCCGTGCGTGACAAGCTCATGACGTACAACTGGTCGAGCAGGAAGGCGATCTCGTGAGCGTCGACCTGCTGCATCGTCCAGCCGTAGGCGGATTGCAGCCGCTCGTAGTAAAGAAGCAAATTTTGATACGGGGAAAGATTCAGTCCTCCTTCCCCGCCGCCGCGTTTGGGAGCTTCACCAGCTTCGCGAATGTCTGCGTCTGGAGCCAGCCGAACAGGTCGCGGGTGAACGGCACGACGTCCGCGATGTCGAGCGTATCCTCCACAGATTCTCTCGTGGCCTCTGGCCGGCCGAACGCCAGCACGATGAGGTCGATGTGCTTGTCAAGAAATTCTTCCATGGTCAAATGGCTCTTGTCCTCGTCGAAAAACGCGAGGAACGCCCGCCAGACGCGCATCTTCGGCGGGGCGGGTTTGATAGCTTTCCCATTGATAACCAACTGCGGATGCAGCACTTTTTCGTCCATGATGCCCTCCTCAAACCGTCGTGTACCACTTCGCGGCGTTTTCTGCCGTGAAGCCGGCATCCTCGTCATCAGCGTAAGTGTAGCAGTTGCCGTCCGACAGGCGATAGATGGCCTTCGCGGTCAGCGTCGGCGTCTGGTAGGAAATGTTCTCCTCTTTCGTCGAGCCCTTGATGGACGGCTCCTGGAACTGCACCTTGTAGAATTTCATGTACCGCGCCTTGCCGTTGCGCTTGTCCGATTGGAACAGCACGGCGAAATAGGGCGCGACGTCATCCTTGTTCGCGACCATCACACCGTTTTCGTAATGGTGGCCGAGCAGGTAGGCCGTATAGGCGAGCGGGAGCGCCGCCGTGTCGAACGTGAGCTCGTATGAGGCCGTGCTCGATGCCGTGTCGATGGACTGCCCGTCCGCGTAGAGGTCGGCCTGGCTGTTCGACGGCTTGATGTCGATGCTGCGCAGCACCTTGCCGAGGTCGACGGGCTCGTCATACGTCGCGCCGTCCGTGCTGTCCGTGAGGAGTTTCGCGACGTGGAGCCGCTGAATGTTGATGAACTGCCCGCTCGCGAGGCGGCTCGCCGGGCGAGTTGCCGTGGTGATTTCCGTGTTTTCCGTATCTGCCATTTAAATGATGCCTCCTGTTCCTGTCCGATAGTCGATGGCCATGATGAAAAGCTGTCCCTCCGCAAATTCCACGCTCTGCGCCCGGACGAAGCCGATGCCGACCATCACTTTTTGAATCTCTCGGAGGATGCTCTCGAAGTTTCCGTCTTTCGTGAGAATATGAATGCGCACCGTCACGACGCGCTCCCGTTCCTCGCCGTCCGCCATGACGGCCGGCACGTCCGAAATGACGGAATACACGAGGATGGGATAGCTGCCCGCGTCCGGGCTGCGCATGGGATAAATACAGCGCCCCCGGCGGTCGTGCGCAAGAAGCGCCGTGAGTTTCTTCGAGCGCGAGAGCGCTTGATAGACCTGTTCCTTGATGTTCATTTTCGTCGGATCGCCTCCCGCACGCGCTCGATGATGATATCCTGCACGGCCTTGCGCTTCGCGTCGAGCGCGGGATAAAGAAACGGCCTGCCCTTCGGACTGAATTCCACGATTGTGCCGTAGAACAGCCCGTCCTGCGCCTGCGCATCCGCGACGATGTAGCATTCCTTGCCGCCCTTGCCTTTCACCACATGGATGGATTTCTTCAGTGCACCTTTCACGACGCGCCGGTCGCGGCCATCATAGACGGGACAGCGCCGCCGCGCTTCGTCGGCCACGACCTCCGCACCATCGGCCAGCGCCGCTTTTGCCGCTTCCATCGCCTGCTCGCCGAGCTCTTTGAGGATGGTTTCTGCCCTTTTGAATTTAGCCATCTTCCACCATCTCCTTCGCTTCGAGGATGAGGTATTCGCGCTTGCCGTCCTTGCCGTACGGCGGCGCAACAAGCAGGAGCGTCTTGCCCGCCCAGCGCAGGCGGTCGGTCGTGCGGATGTCCGTGCGATAACGCATGGCGATGCGGTAGCCGACCTCCGGCGCTTGCTCCGTCGCGCCGTCCTTGATGGTTGCAGAATACGGCAGCACTTTCGCCCATGTGGTGAAAAGCGGCTGCCATTCCGACGTGATGAGATTGCCCGCATCATCGATCTCTGTCACAGCCCGCTCGACGGTCACGCGATGGCGCAATTCGCCGATGGTGACATACATCAGAATCCCTCCTCCCGGACGCCCATGAGCAAGTTGCGGAGCGTCAGCACGAGCGCGTGATGGTCGGCTTCCTCGCGGTGCTCGTAGAGATAGGCCAACGTGTAGAGCACGGCGGCTTTCGCCGTGCCGCCCGATGCATCGAAGTGTGTTTCATCTAATCGAGAAACATCCTCGCAGAGCCGTTGCGCTGCCCGCAAGAGCTCGTCAATGAGCGCATCTTCGTCATCGCTATCCACGCGCAGGTACGTTTTCGCTTCTGCCAGATCGGCAATCATAGGCATCCCCTCTCTTTCTTCCAAATCAGCGAACGTCAGCCGTTCGCTTTCGCTGCCGCCGTGCCCTTGATTTTCAGGAGCTTCACCGCCTCGGGCAGGATGAGCTTGCCGTCGACGCGCTCCTTCATGACGTAGCCGACCATGCCGTTGCCCGCGAAGAGCTCTTTGAGCTCCTGCAACGTGCGCGTGCCGCGGTCGCCGATGTTGTAGTAGCTGTAATCGCCGAACGCGAGCACCGCCGCGCCCGCCTCGACGGTCGGAACGTACGGCGAGGTGTAGACGGCGTAACCCATAAGGCGGTCGGGTTCGCCCACCTGGTACGACGGCTGCCAGAGGTAGGCGTTGTTGTTGTCCTTCAGCTTGCGGATGACCGCAAGCGTCTGGTCGTTCACGAGGAACGAGGCGTTGCGGCGGTACGGGCGCTTCAGCGAGTAAATCAGCGAAATAAGGTCATCCGACGCGATGTTCGCCGTGCTCGTCGTGACGCCCGTGTCCGCCATCTGGAACAGGCCTTTCGGCTTCGCCGCGCCATCGCCGTTGAGGAACGCATCTTCCTCGGCGTTCGCGATGGCCTTGCCGAACTGCTCGATGATGTAGCTCTCAAGGTTGAACGCGTTGTCGTAAAGCAGCTCCTCCGTCACCTTGATCGCGACGTGGAGCTTGTGCGCGTCGAGAATGATCTGGTCGAACGTCGCGTCACCGAACGAGAGCGCCCCGCCTTCCTCAATCCAGCTCGCGGCCGGCTTCGTCGCGGCGATGTTGATTTTGCGCTCCCCGCTCGTCGTGAGCGACGTGCCGAGCGTGCGCATGACGTTCTCTTCCGTCAGCACATCGACGAGGCGGCTGTCCATCTCCTCCGGCACAAGGTAGCCGCCGTCCGTGTCGACGCCCTCCTGCAGCACGTCCGACACCTTGCGGAAACGGCTGCGGATAGCGTCCATCACCGCATCGTGATAGGCAGATTTCGGACGCTCCGCCTTGCCGCCCGGCGCGTTCGTGATGGGCGCGGTCGCGGGCTGAGCGAGCTCCTTGTCGATTGCCGCCTGGCGCTCGAGGCGCTCGATGTCCTTGCCGAGCGCCACGACATCCGCCTCCATGCGGTCGTAGGCCGCGCTGTCTTCCAGCGAGAGCTTGCCGTCCTTGCCCGTGTGCGTGTCGAGAAAAGCCTTCGCGGCTTCCCAGAGGTTTGCGCGTTTCGCGCGAAGTTCCATGATGTCCGTCATTGTGTACTCCTTTCGTCAGTGCAGAATCAGCGAGAGACGCTTTTTCAAAACATCTGCTGAAACTCGGTTATCATCCATCGGCTGCGGCTTGTCCGCTTTTGCCGACATTCTTGCTTTCAGCTTGTCGAGGAACGAGGCCGTCACGGCCCGGCGCGAAAACAGCATGGCTTCCGTGCCACCCGCAAGTTTCTCCATTTCCTGCGACTCGTCCGTGAACAAAATCTTGTCCGCGAAGCCGAGCTCCACGGCCTTTTTCGCGTTCATCCAGCACTCGCCGTCCATGTAATCCGAGAGCACGGCGCGGTCGAGGCCCGTCTTGAGCTCGTAGGCATTGAGGATGCTTTCTTTTGTCTCGGAAAGCATCTCGATCGCCGCCTGCATTTCTTTCGCATCGCCGACCGCGACCGTGCTCGGGTTATGAATCATCATCATGCCCACGGGCGAAATCTCGACCGTTGTGCCGGCCATCGCGATGACGGACGCCGCCGAAGCCGCGATGCCGTCGATGCGCACCGTGACGTTGCCTGCGTACTCCATGAGCATATTGTAGATTTGCGCCGCCGCGAACACATCGCCGCCCGGCGAATTGATCCAGACCGTGATGTCCCCCGCGCCGCCCGCGAGCTCCTCACGAAAAAGACCCGGTGTGACTTCATCGCCATACCAGGTCTCCTGCGCAATCGTGCCGCAAAGCAAAAGCGTGCGAGCGCCGTCCGCGTCCCGCACCCAGTTCCAAAATTTACGTTTCATAGCGTCCTCCTCTCATTTTCCCTCTTGCCAAGTGATAACTTTTCAGTTATCATAGAGACAAAGGCGGGATATGATGTACAAAATCTATTTTTACAAAGACAGCCGCGGCCGCCAGCCCATCAAGGAATACCTGATCGAGCTCGCCAGCAAGAAAGACAAGGACAGCCGCATCAAGCTGAAAAAGATTCACGAATATCTCGAAGTGCTGGAATCCAACGGGACAAGAGCCGGCGTGCCCTATGTGAAACGTCTGGATGACAAGATCTATGAGCTTCGACCGCTTGCCGACCGCATCCTGTTCGCCGCATGGGTGGGAAACCGCTTCATCCTGCTCCATCACTTCGTCAAGAAAACGCAGAAGACGCCGCCACGCGAAATCGAGCAGGCGCGTCGCAACCTCAAAGCATTTTTAGAAAGGGAGGATTCCGATGAAGAATGAACATCTCGGTGACAGCTGGAGCGACCTCCGTAAAGAGCTCTTCACGCCGGAGGAAATCGCTGCGTGCGATCTCAAAGTCGCGGTCATCAATGAAATCATCAAGGCACGCGAAGAGAACGGCCTGTCCCAGCGCCAGCTGGAAAAAATCAGCGGCGTGAAGCAGCCCGTCATCGCCCGGATGGAAAAAGGCACGTCCACCCCGCAGCTCGAGACCATCCTGCGTCTCCTCGCCCCGCTCGGCAAGACCTTGAAGGTTGTCCCCATCGAACCCGCAACGGCATCGGTCTGATGCCGTTTTTTATTGCCCCGCATCCGTGGGCTTTGCAAACAAGCCAGCGTCGCGAAGCTTCGTCATGTTCCCGTTGATGAGGTACGTATCGCCGCCCTCCTCGGCGGGAATCGGATTCATGTCCTCCATTTCGCGGATATCGTTCGCCGAAAGCCAGCCGTTCTGCCGCCCGACCGCGTAGCCCTGCATGCGGCTCTGGTAATCGCCGCGAAGCAAACCGTCCACGTTGAAGCGGATGAAATAGCGCTTTCGTTCCTCCGGCAGCAGCAATGATTTCTGGAGCGCCTGCTCCCAGCGTACAACCCACGGATTCAATGTGTATTTCACGAACTCGAGCGACTGCTGCTCGATGTTGGAAAAGCTCGATTTGTCGAGGTCGCCGACCATGTGCGGCGGGATGCGGTAGAGCCGTGCGATCTCGTCCACTTGGAATTTGCGTGTCTCCAAAAACTGTGCTTCCTCGGGCGGAATGCCGATCTGCTGGTACGTCATGCCCTCCTCGAGCACCGCGACCTTGCCCGTGTTCGCCGCGCCGCCGTAGACGGCCTGCCAGCTTTCGCGGAGCTTCGCTGGGTCTTTGAGCACGCCCGGATGCTG